ATCATGGTGTTACTCACTTGGCCTGCCCTCAAGTACGTCTTGTAGGGTGGCCCTCCAAAATAGGAGTATCCAGCGATTATCTTATGTGCTGAAATAGCATCGGCAACATATGGATAAATACGTTGCTTTACGCGTTCGCGTCCATCCGCCTCAGATGAATGCTTTTCTGGAAATGCCATTCTTTTGGCAATATCAAGAGGGTCTCTATCCACAAGACCATGCTTCCAAACATGCCCAAGGAAGTGTACTGGTTCGTCATCAAGTGCTAACGCACTCTTTGTTGCGTTAACTGTTAGGCCAAGTTCAGCAAGGACTGACTTATAACGCTCTAACGACACAGCGTTTGGAAGACTGAATAGCGAATCGTCCCCAAGGACAAGGAGTTTATCCAAGTGAACCGCATATCCGAAGAGTCTAATAGTTGCGTATTGGATAGCAAAATAGTTGACAACACTATCAACCATTTGTGTAAAATAGCTGCCCGAAGGTACACCCCTGTGCTTTGTATACACATGGCCATCAGGCATGAGAATAGGGGTATGAATGAAATAATTCTCAATCTTATCCCAATCTGACTTTGACGAGCAGGACCAGTCTACTTGTTTCGCCAAAATACTGAATGCCATATCTACCAACCTTGCATTAATAGAAGAGTCAAAACCTGAGAAGTCAAGACCATACTTGGCATGGCAGTTGCACAATGACACCATTCTCGCGCTAAGTTTATGTCGATGCATTCCTATCGCCATAGGACACCTACGATGTAGGTAATGGTTAATTAAAGGCCTTGCGAATGAGGATTCAGCCATCGTAATTGATTGCGGATATCCCCACACCAATCTTTGCTTCGGACCTTCTGCACCATGTTGAACTCGATGATATGCTACACATGGGTCAGGCTTCTTATCATCATTTAGCCACCTTAACATACGCATGTAATCCCTATCACACACATCTTTCTTCTTCGAGAATTCTGGTGCTCCACTGGATTTCTCACCTTTGACAGCATCCATAATAGATGCTACATCCTTGGCTTGGCGTACCTTGTTGTCAGGTGTCACGAATGCCTTCACCGTTAGGTTGTATGCTTGTCTCCAAACTTGCTCATCTGGGGCGAAAGACAATGGCTTTGCATACTTGTGTAGTGCATCAAACATAGCTTGAGGTTCATAGACAGATTTGTTGTC